GTATATGTTATAACATATTCTTTCTTACCCTTTTGATCGATGTGTTTAATTGGTTTACATAAAACAATAGACCAGTTAGCTGGGGTAAAATCTATGACGTTTTTATCAATATTTAATTTAGTGTTCCTGTAGTAAGCTTTCTTACTTATCACAGGTGAAATCGTACCATAAATTTTGTATTTTTGGTTTTCATTTTTTTCCTTAACAAACTGATCATCCTGTGATATATTTGTAAACAAATTATACTCATCCCTAATCTTACCTGGTTGTTCTAATATTAACCTACTTTTTAAGGTCTCATTTTTTGAACCAAAGAATTTTTTAGAACCTAATACTTCTACAATATTACTCATTGTCTACAAAATAATTTTTTTCTATTGATTTTAAAGCATTCGCACTATCCCAAAGACCAAAGTAATAGTAGTTAGCTTTGTATTTATTTGAAATTTCTGAGTTAAACGATGATGGCGGTATACTACCAGTGTAAAAACCATAAGATGTATAAACCCTATTGTCAATTAAACCATCTAAATCATTCGTTATATCATGGATACCTATTTCCATCACAGGAAACTTATTCTGGTAATTAGTTGATGAAATAAATGGTCCTAATGTGTAAATGTCGCTGTAAGCTTGTGTATATCTTCTGTGAGTTCCACCAGGGCTAACAGTCGCATCTGGTTTTTTAGCCAATTCAATTGCGAATAAACTAAGGTTTAGTCCACCCACTGAGTTATCACCAAAATCAAAAGAAGGGTTATCCCCGTAATAATTTTCACCAGTTGTTCCGTTAACAAAATCATCACCTCTAAATATATCAGTATAAACACTACCAGAGTTTTTACCGTTTAAACCAACACCAATACCTAAGTGGTACTCCAACTCCTTAACATCCTCATTATATGAAAGATCTTTTGGTATTCTTATGATATTAAGAATGTTTGTTGGGAAAATCATTTGTGGGTTGTAATCCTTATCGTTTAAACGATTCCAATCAAATACACTAATATCAACGTCAAACTCATATTTCGGTATGATCGCCGAACCAATAACCTCAACATCTTTTATTTGTGGTATATTTTTTCTATCGACAGGGAAATTCCACGGGATATCTTTAAATTCATTAACCTGCGGTAAATAATTAACATAATCACCAGATATCGAAACATTAGTCTCTTTATGTTTATTATATCTTGTTTTTATTGTATAAAATTTTCTTTTTCTATTAATTATGTCATACTCGAATAAACCAGTTGTTGTACCTTCCCATCCACCTGTTAATGAATCCCCATTTACTGAGGATGGTACTCTAATACCTGGTGTTGGTGATAACCTGTAGTAACCCCATGGATATCTGGTCTGCCAGGCTTCACTGATATCATACATCTCAAAAGCATAATAACCTTTGGTACAAGATCACCAAACTGGTTTAATTTATAGTGTTCCATGTACATTGGCAATGAAATCCTAAATACACCTGTACCCCTTTCAGATTTAAAAGCCCCTAGTCTAACTCTACTACCTGGGGTTAATTTATCATCTAATCTGTATATAACAACCATTAAATCTTGTAGTGGCCAAATGTCACCAGTATCCCTACCCTTATTTGAGTCAAAGCCTCTTAATTCTAGTGGTATTTCTGTTTGGTCGTTATCCAGAAATTTTTTAATCTCATAGTTTTTTTTAACCTCAAAAGCCCCAGTTACCGAAGACAACCAACCAAAAAAGACTGCTGTTGGTGTGTACTTGTAGTTTATCTTGAAGTCGCATCTTGTAATACCAACATCGTGTTCCTCATCATCACCCCAAAAAGATGCCACGTTAACCTGCTTAATCTCATTAAAGATATTTGGCATCTGGTTAATATTTGTTTTAACTTCCACATCAAAAGAATCGTTACCCTTGTAGATGAAATTAGGTACTTTATTTGGGTTGTTGTTATCTTTTGAGCTGGTAGCATCCCTCAAATCTTTTATATTACCGTATTGGGTTGTCGTTTCAACCAAATCATTTGCCGTTATCTCAAAACTTTTCGTATCAAAAAGATCAAAATCCATCATAATGTTATGTGAACCAATGGGTACACCAAATATCATATAGTCACCAGAATCATTTGTAATTGTGGTATACTTGTAATATTTTTCCATTATTTCCAGATACTGGGGATAATGTGTTAGGTCGTTTATTGTTGGTAAATTACCGACAGCTCTATGGCTTGGGTTTTGATTCCTTACTCTTGGTAATAAGTTGTATCTAACACCATTAGGGAATTGATCATTAACCGTTTCAAACGGATAAAGCTCCATTATCTCAGGTCTTTCTTTATCAGCTGGGTCAACTGGTACAAATATGGATACCTTCGCGTTTTGCAAACCATATCCATTGGTAGTTTGTACCCTACCCACAATAACACCAAAATCAGATGAAGTTTTTCTATAAACGTCTGTGCTCGATATTTTTAAACTTAAAATCTCTAAATTATCGAACTCATCTTCTAAGGTAACTAATACTCTTTCGTCTGGTGTTTCTTGGTTTAAAACTATTTTAATGTTTTTCTCCATTATTAATTAATTCCTGTTGCTATTATTGGTATAACCCTAATGTCAACATCAGGTTTTTTAATATTAAGCATTTGATACTCTTCAACAATGATGTAATTATTTGTGATATCAATTTCACCAGTTGCGGTATCAATTATTGTTTGTTTTGTTGTATTAGCTGAATAACCAACACCAGTTTTATTGTACGCTTTTATGTAATTTACATTTAAAACACCGTCAACCTGTGTGATTTTCTTAATCATTTCACCAACACTGTAGGTTTTACCTAGATTAGCTTTATCAGTTGTAAACTCATTTTTAACGATATTCGTTATTTGTGATGCTGTTTGAATCTGCTGACCAGTTTCAACTAATACACCAACTTCAAAACCTAAGTCGACAACTTCAGCTGGTTTGACAATAACATAATCATTAATCATCCTGTATTTTGACAAATACGCCGCGATGTTTTCCATCAATAACGATGAAACAACATTTGATATAGCACCGTTAGCGTCATAGGTCAATACACCGATCTCAATCTTGTTTTGTCTCTGTGTTATACTTGTTTTAGCTGGCGAACCAAACACACTAGGCATAGACATTATTAAAGCTTTGTAATCGTTTAATGTAACAGCTCTGTTTTGCGCTGAAAAGTTGTATGCGATATAATTTCTTAATTCCTCAATGGTAGGTTCATCTGATCCACCAACCGCTGGTGTTGTGTTATTAACACCGATAGATGCTTGAACTGTTGAATTAATATTTTGATCTGGCCCGTTAATGATAACGTTTAATCTTGTTACGTCAGTAATTGTTCCAACACCAGTGTTTGAATCAACGCCACCGCCAATTCTATATTTAACAAACATTGTTGTGTTTGTGATTGGTGCTAAACCTAAACTACCGTTTCTTAAAAAACTTTTAAGATTAAAGTTACCCCCATCCATAAAATCATCTAAAATATCAAAAGATAAATCTGTCTGGGCACCGAATGTTATTTGACAGAATCCGTTAGGTGTAAATTCTGTGATGTATCTTCTGTCAACTTTTTCGTAAACCCCTTTCGCTATACCGTCTACTCTTGGTGAGTTAGGATCCTCAATAAATACATTATCTTCGGCCAATGAGGGTACTTGATACCATTTATTAGGGCTGTTAAGAAACTCACCTTCTGTTGGTGTTGCTGTGTAGTTAGTACCAGCTTTATGTATTATGGAATCTACCGATAAAACATTATCTTCTGGTAATGTGATTTTATAAAATGGTTGTGTTGTCGCAAAAGCTTGTGTGTAAACCTTACTTGTACCTGCCACCACAATACCAGTTTTTGTTATAATATAACCAGTTAATTTGTTATTAATAAAAATAGGTCTTTTTGTTCTATCAACATTACCAGAACTATTTGTCGATGATGCAAAATCTATATCATATAAAACCTCATACGCCACAGAACCATTACTAACCTGGGTACCAGCTTTAATAATTGGTAAGTATTTTTTATCCTCTTGATCACCATACACAGGAACCTGAGCATTAAATTCAACAACCGCAACCGCCGCTGATTTAGTTGGTAACTTTAAGCCGTATGTTTTAGCTATATTAAATAGTGATTGTCTTTCTTGAGCATAATCCAAAACCGTTTCCTGTAACGCTCGGTCAATCTGGTAGTTCAAGTTATCCGCAATCGCCGCATTTAAATCCAAGAATACGGATAAAATAGATGCGTCATTAAAGTTTTGTACCACCTCTGGGTAGTACTGTTTAATATAGTTGATTTGCTCGGTTTTTAACGAAGCAAAATCTCTTTTACTATAGTTTATCTGTCTTGCCATTTTTTATATTGTTATAGATAGTTTATCGCTTGTTTGAAACGTTTTTGTTGTTACTGTGTAATCAAGGTTAATTCTTATTTGATGTTCCCTTTCAGTATCATTTTTATATTGGTCCTCATCACCAACTCTGGTGATTATAACATCATTTAATTTAAGGTTCGGTATATATTTTTCAACCGCGTCTTGGATCTCTGATTCAATCTTACCTAGAGTGATATCATCCAAAGGTTCAAATATGTACTGGTATAAATTTGTGCCGAAATCTGGTAAAAAATACCTAGAACCCTTTCTCGTTAATAATAAATGAATTAACATGGCTTTCACCTCTGATTCAGGTATTGTTGTTAACCCAACATAATCACCACTGTTCGAATTTACGAAAGGGAAATCTATACCAAATGTTTGTTTTTTTATCGCCATAAATCTTTTATAAATAAATATCGGTATATTTTGTTTTTTGTAAATAAAAAAATCCCACCAGTTAGGTGGGATCTATCTCAACAAAATGGTGAGTTAAGGTTTATTAAGCGCTGCAACCGAAACAATCGAATTGACTATTTTCTGGTTTAACCGTTTCTTGCATTTGGGCTGGCTCTGGTTTAATTACCGCCGCCATTGGTGCCTCGGTCGCTGAAACGTTAATTGCTAAGTGTTTTGCACCAGTTGAGATGGCTTTTGTCCTCACATAATAACAAAGTGATTTAAGACCACGTTTCCAGGCCCAGAAGTGACTAGACGACAATTTCTGAACTGTTGGGTTTTGGAAATAAACGTTCATTGATTGCGATTGGTCGATAAAAGGTGCTCTATCGGCAGCCATATCGATCAATTCTTTCTGTGAAACTTCCCAAATTGTCTTATATTTTTGGATCAAATGTTCAATTCTTTTGATTTTTTTCTCATAATGTTTGTCAGTTGGGTCCAAAAACTTATTAAAGTTAATGTTTTGGATAGAACCTTCATTCATGATAATCTCATTCTTAAATGATTCTGACCAAATACCCAAATCCTCGAAATCCTCAATCAAATATCTGTTAGCAATTAAGAACTCACCACCAACAACTCTTCTATTAAACAAATTTGATGGTATTACTTCCGTCATTTCATATGAACCAGTGATTTTAGCTGATGAGGCCACTGGCATTTGTGCTGTGAATAAACTATTACAAACACCATACTCTTTTACAGAATCTTTAAGTGAATCCCAATCCCAAAGTAAATCGTTTTGGTCAACACCCCACATATCAAACTGGAAAACACCTTTAGACATCGGTGATCCTTTAAAATATTTATATGGTTTGTACGCACCTGATCTACACAACTCATTACTTTCAGTGATAGCCGCAAAATAAATTGTTTCAAAAATCCTTTTATTCAATTCTTTCGCATCATCTGAAGTGAAAACGTAGTCCATTAAAAAGAACGCATCAGCAAGACCTTGTACGCCAATAGCGATGGCTCTTTGTTCAAGACCACCCTTTTTACCCTTTTCTGTTGAATAGGAATTGATGTCCACAACTTTATTTAAAGCTCTAACAACTTTTCTAACCTCATAGTACATTTGATCGAAATCAAAAGTTTTGTTTTTTACGTAGTTTTTAACAACTACAGATGATAATGTGCAGATAGCTGTTGTCTTTTCATCTGTAAACTGATAAATTTCATTACAAAGGTTAGATTGTTTAATAACACCGATGTTTTGGTGGTTTGTTTTACTATTTGCATTGTCTTTTGAACATAGGTACGGTACACCAGTTTCAACTTGGGATTCGATAACTTTAATCCAGATCTCCTGAGCCTTTACTTTCTTACCTAAGCCCATTTCAACAGCTTTGTTATAGTTAGCCTCATATTCATCACCAAAACACTCCTGAAGGGGTTTTAAACCGTTTTTAACGATCTCATTCGGACAAAATAAATACCAGTCAGCATCTTGCTCAACCGCTCTCATAAAATTGTCTGGGATCCACAAAGCTGTAAACAAATCTCTTGCTCTAAGTTCTTCGGCCCCAGTATTCTTTTTAATCTCAAGTAGATCAAAAATATCTTTATGCCAAGGTTCGATGTAGATAGCAGCACTACCTGGTCTACGACCTTGTTGGTTAAAGAATCTTAGAGATTCATTAACAATTTTAAGGTATTTTAATAACCCACCAGCAAATCCACCTGATGTTTTAATTCGGCTTTCTTTACTACGGATATTTGACATACAAAGTCCAATACCAGCCGCGTCAGCAGAATAAACAGAGATATCTCTTAAACTATCTAAAAGACCGTTTCTAGAGTCATCATTATTGTAATGTAACACACATGACGCTAATTGAGGTATTTTAGTACCTGAATTAATCATGATTGGTGTCGCTGGTGAAATAAATTGGTTTGATAACGCTTCGTAGTACTCAACCGCTTCTTCAAATGAATTTGTTACCCAAAGAGCTACACGCATATACATGTGCTGTGGTCTTTCAATTTGTCTACCCTGAGATGTTTTTGTTAAGTACATTTCATGTAAAGATCTCCAGGCGAAGTAATCGAATTGGAAATCCCTATTGTGATTGATAGCTGCGTCCACATTCTCGGCACCGTAATCTTCAATTATTTTTATCAATTCATCATTGATGATACTATCTTCAGCTAACAACTTCATTGTTTCGCTAAAGCTCGGGTTTGTTTCTTTATGGTATGATGTTATAGCGATGTAAGACGCCAATTTGCTATAGTCGTTATGACTACCAGTGTAAGAGGCTGAGATTTCAGCCAACAGTTTATCAATCTCTTTTGTTGTAACAACACCCTCATTGGGTAATGAGGTTATGCCCTTGATAAAAATTTCATCAGCGTTAACTTTTAAACCTTTTGCCGCTCTTTTGATTCTCGTTAAAATCTTCGTGGGATTAAACGCCGCTTGCTCATCATTACGTTTTTGTATGATCATTTTATTATTATATTAAATGTTTTTAATTTTAATTAGAAATCGTCCGTAAAGCTAAGTTTCTCATTCAACTTCGCTTTTTGGTATTCCATTGTTCTGGACTCGAAGAAATTACCTTTTGTTTCAACAGCAATTTGTTCCATAAATTTGAATGGTTGTTCAACATTAAAATGTTTTTTACAACCAAACTTAATTAATAATCCGTCAGTTACAAATTCAAGATATTGTTTCATCT